CCAGTAAATATTTACAAAGAAATGATGAAAGAAACAAATGCTGATTTAGTTTTAGGTGTTTGGGAATGCAGCGATGAATTAAAGGGTCGTGTTGGACAGGTGCTTGTGTCTGGAGATAAAGTAATTGCTTCTGAAGACAAAGTAGAAAATTGTGACTACCCAGATATGTGGGGAACAATGATGTTTAGAAAAAACATGATTAGATACTTAGATCCATCACTAGAGCATCCTGGAAAACAATTAAAAGAATGGCTATTGGAAAGTTCTGATATAAGGGCGGTAAGGCCAGGTGGCAAGTACATGGATATTGGAACACTAAGAGGACTAAAACAATTATATAAAGAAATGGATTCATGAGACTAGGAATTATTGCTAGATCTGATAACACTGGTCTTGGTAATCAGACTAGAGAATTAGTTAATATGCTTAAGCCTGACAAGGTTATGGTAATTAATTCTATGCCGTTCAATAAAAATAAACAGCACCCTGAATGGTATAAAGGATATGATTGCTATCATGTCAGGGGTTTTCCAAAACCACATGATATTGAACCGTTCCTAAAAAATCTTGATGTTGTATTATCTTGTGAGACATTTTATAATAATAATTTTGTTGATTTAGCCAAAAGAAAAAATGTTAAGACTGTTCTTCAGTATAATTATGAGTTTCTTGACTACCTGCAAAGACCAGAGATGACGTTGCCAGACATTCTCTTAGCACCCAGTTTATGGGGTTTTGAGGCTGTTACAGAGGCTTTTGGGGCTAAGGCTAGGGTCATACATCTACCCCCGCCCACCACGCATGAGGGCTTTGCTAAGGTAAAGGCTAACAACTTAAGTAAAGGCTATCAGAGATTATTGCACGTTGGCGGTAAGGCTGCCCATCTAGATCGCAACGGTACTAATACTATTATAGAAATGTTAAAGCATTCTAGGGCAGATTATCAAATGGTTATAAAGACTCAATCTCCACTAAACCTTAATAAAACTGATAGTAGATTGTCTATTGATACAAACAGCCCAGAAAATAAAGAAGATCTTTATGATGGCTTTGATGCCATGGTTTTACCACGACGGTATGCAGGATTATGCCTTCCAATGAATGAAGCATTACTATCTGGACTACCTGTATTTATGACAGATATATCTCCTAATAATAAGATATTGCCAAAGGAATGGTTAGTACCGTCGCAAAAAACAACAGAATTTAAAGCAAGAACAATGATTGATGTTTATGAAGCAGATCCAAAATTGCTTGCTAAATTAATTGATGATTATGTAAACAATGCAGACAAGATACAGGAAAAGAAAAAAGCATTTGATATTGGATACAATAATTTTTCTGTTGATGTTTTAAAAGATAAATACTTTGAGATATTAAAATAGGGCGAGTCCATTTCTAGACCCGCCCCATTGTGACCAACTAAATTACTTAGCAGCCTTCTTCTTTGGCTTTGCAGCCTTAAGAGCCTCTTCAACAGCAGATGCCTTTGGCAGACGACCAAATGCTGGATCGTTTGGATTTACTGCACGTGCTGCTACTGGGATAAGCGCACCAACAAGTGCTGCCCATAGATCTTTTGGATCTGTTACTCCAGCGATATATAGAGTTGCTGCTGCACCTACTACTGAACGAGCATATGATGCAAGCATTGCTTTGTTTTTCTTACTTAGTTCCATTTTTTCCTCCTAGGATAGAACCTTAATTAGTATAGCATAGCCAGCCCACAGACCGATAATTCCTGCCACCCCTGAGAATACTGGCGGTGCTGGAACTGGCAATTTGAATGCTGCGAATATTACGCCACATCCAAAACCTGTTAATGTTGAAAACAATATTTCTTTCAAAACTTTTCCCCCTTATTTTTAGCATCTGGATCGCTTTCAGGATTATCTAAAGGTGTTGGTGCGGTAGCCAAAGCCCCACACTCATGACATTGAATATCTAAATGATACATACCAACAGTATATGTTTCTGGATCAAATGAAACCAATGCTCTGAATAAAGTACCGCCACAGTTTGGACAAGTACACGTAGGGATTCCCCTAGCGTCTATCATCTGTTTCCTCTGGGAGCAGTTTCTTTAATTCTTCAAACTCTTTTGATATTTTTCTTAAAGCAAAATCATGTGGTGGAACCATTCCTTCAATTACAACTCCATACTCGTTATAGTACTCTAGTTGTGGCTCTACTTCTTTAATAAACCTAGATAAACCCTTTTGAACATCTTCAATATAATCAAAAGCCCAATCACGAGAATCAGACAAGAACTTAATAAAGTTTTCTTTATGGATATCTTCCTCAGTTTTTGTAGGCTTGCCTTCTACAATATCTCTCAAGGTATTATATGCAACAAATAGTTGTGCAAAGCCTTTGTTTATAACATTTAGTTTATGCGAAACTGAAAGGTAGGCAATCAAAAATGATACGGACATAACACTCAGAATAACCAGAGCGATTTCCATCTTAACTCTTTTCTCTCAATACTATTGTACTCTCATTATCTGATTCTGTCAAACCGTAGATTACGATCTTTCCAAATCTTTTTATAGTTTCCACGATGATAAAAATGATGAACTATAGTTACACAAGGTGAATAAATATCCCAGCCCCTTGTCCATGCCCTCATAGCAAAACAAATCTCCTCGCCAAAGAAAGATATCTCTGGATCGTATGGTATTTCTTCAACTATGTTCCCAGTAGTAAAAACAAACCCAGCAAGAATTGTTGTAGATAATTCTGGCATAGACTTTTTTGTATCTGATAATTCTAATCGTTTTGCTGTCCACTCATTCCTTCTGTTCAAAGTAGGAACTTGTTTTGTAGCATATGGTGGCTTGTCTTTATCTTTTGTAATATAACTAATCTTGTTATTGCTTTCAACATGAAACGCTGGCGGAAAATGAGAAAGGATTATCTTTTTATTCTTAGCAATTTCTTGAGCCTTCTGCAATTGACTAATGCACATTGCATCCCAGTTCTTTTCAAATATTGTATGTGAATCAATTTGAAGGTAATAGTCTTGTCCAGAATAAAGAGTCATTGCTTTTGATCTAGCAAATCCTGCACCTCTTGCTTCTTTAGGATGCATAACAATAAGACTAAGATTTTTTACCCATGATAAGTCTGGAATGTCTCTATCAAAATCTTGAACCACTACACCAAAATATAATTCATTTGGTCTGCTTGCATTATCAATGGCAGATTTAATAGTCCTGACTAACTCAGGATCACGATAACTTCCTATTGATATGAATATGCTCATCTGTTTTCGTGTGTTACCCAATAATATTTGCAGGTACTGCAACATGGCTGATTGTATAAACTATGCTTGGCATAACCAAAACTTGAGTAATACATAGGATCTTTATCAAATAGATTAGCCTTATGTGTAGTAGTTAAACGCATAAGTTTAGCAGTATCGTCCCAGAATGAAGGTTTGTTTTCACCCCATTGATCCCAACAAGTATCTTTTAATCTATTAAGATTTGCTTCATTGTTCTCTGTACGAATACCCCGCAGTTTTGCTTCACGAACCATTGCTTGTACATATTGCCACAAACCACGCTCATATCCCTTCCACATCAATACAGCAGGATGATTACGCCATCCACCAGTAGGAGACTTACCAGACAAAACATTTAGTATTTGATAACACTCAAGAATTTGTTTGTTAAGACGCTTGCTATCTAGCCAACGTGCTACAGTAACAGGATTTGAGGATGGTAAAAAAGTTTGCATTAATTTAATGGCTCTCTTGTAACTAACACTATTGCACCTTCCATTTCTAAAGCCTTCTTAACCATTGTTACATATTTCACAGCCTCTAGTTTTTCATCGTGTGTCATACGAACAAAAGATCTTTCATCTAATTTTATCGTAATGAAAGTGTCATTGTCAATAAGGCTAACCCCAAAGTTTTTGGGTGCATGAATAGAATGAAACGCTCTACGCATAGCATCTGTATACATTAGTTCTCCATTGTTAATGCTTGCCATGTATAAGACCAATCTTTTTTAGTCTTATGACTATTGAATTCTTTTGATATTTCTCCAGACTCTAGATAAATACCGCCCCAAACGCCCCACTCTTTACCAGATACTCCAACAGCAAAACATTGTCTTGCCACTGGGCATGTTCTACAAAGAGCATCAACAAACTCTCTTGATTCTATATT